AAGCTGTACCATCGTTGTACATTTCAACACATGGAACTTGTACCACTACTGGCTTACTGTCCATTTGTCCTTTTACTCCTTGGAAGGGCAAACGAATCATATTACGTTCAACCCAGAAGAAGTCGTTCTTTTCATTGCCGTCTGGCAAGAAGCGTAGTTTTGCAGTTGATCCTTCGGGAATGTTCCAGTGTGCGTAAATAGCACGGTCGCCGCCTTGTGTACTCGATGTGTTACTACCGCGGTTTTCTTGTTGTTGTAGTTTAGCACGAATTTCTGCTAGTGTAGCCATGATGTTTCTCCTATTTTGCCATATTAGCCATGTTGTTTGTATAGTGTTTGCCTAAGTGTTACACTATAGTTTAATGTAACACGACTATTTATACTTGTCAACAAAAATAGTCAAAAAAATACTCCCCTAAGGGAGTATTTCATTTTATTTAGATACCTGCGTAAGTTTTAATAAGGTTTAAACTTTCTTGGAATAATGACTCATCTTCTGAGTCATTAATTTCTTCTGCTGTAGGTTGCTTTTTTCTATTCTTTCTAATTGCGTTATCTCTGCTGCCCATATACTCATCACGTGGAGATTCAATTCTGCCATCGCCGTCGTAATCTTTTTCAGCCTTAACTTTAAGTGTTTTTTCTAATATAGCAACTTCGCCATCTTCTGGAGTGTTTGTTTCGCTATTGGCTAGAGCCTGCATTGCTGCTGAGGTCTTTTTAGTTGTCATTAGCTTTTTAGCAATTTCACCTGCTACTGGCATTTCGGCTGGTGTAAGTTTTTGACCCCTGGCTAGCTTATCACCGATACGCTTAACTTGCTGAGTTGCTTGTGAGTCACCACCTGCAAGTGCTTTTACAATTTGCTGATTTGGTTTTACTGTGCCAGATGTTCCATTTGTGCCTTGTGTTCCTGCTTCAACTATTTCATTAGCCCAATCTTCAAATGCTTCATGGAAACCGCCTGAACGTTTCTTTTTCTTACCATATACATCGTCTGGGTCTTTTCTAACTTCCTTGGCATATTCTTCGTCAGTTGCTATACGCTTAACATCGTCGATGTATTTTTTAGCAAGCAACATAGCTAAAGCCTTATCACGTTTGTATTCTGGTGTCATTCTTGTACCAAATGTTTCACCTTCTTCGCCAACATTAATCATCATGTCACTAGCAAAATTAGCAACTGCATCTGAGTTACTGCCAATAATACGACTAGCAATATCGCTCATTACAAATGCTAATAATCCTTGTGCTGTTTTAAATTGTGTACGTCTTAGCATGTTGTCTGCTGCGTCATCCTTTTTTAATACCAATACAAAGTTTGGATCTTTAATTGTTTTTTCAACAGTTGGGCTTGCTTCGTTAACTTCTTCTTCGTTCATACTGTCGCAACGTGATGCTATTTCACGTGCTACATTTTCACGTACTTCTGTATCTTCTGCTTCGTCATGCGACGATGTTTCGGCCAATTGAGTAAGCATTTCCATTGCTGCGTCAGTAGCACCCATTGTATCATGCTCGCCCGATTTAACCATGTCGCATGCGGCTTGTACAATTTCTTCTACTTCTTCGTTGCCAGCTGGTGTAAACATTCCATATTCCATGTTGCTGCTATACTGCCCTGCGGCTGGATTATAGTCTGGTGCGCCCATTGCTTCATTTGTATTTTCTAGCGCACGTTGTACGCTTGGTAATAAATCGTCCATTTTTTTGTTCCAAACTTTTACTGTAAATTTTTCTTGTAGTTGTGCTACATCGCTAGCTGATGTTGTTTCGCTTGGTTTAAACGATTCAGCAAACTGTTTATAATTGTTTACATTTTGCATACGCATAATGTCTTTTCTAATAGATTGGTATGCCTCAACAACACGATTTCTAATGTTGCTCGCTTCTTCATCTTCCATAGCATGCCTGCGAGTAATTCTAGCAAACTGTGACAAATTGCGCATTTCTCTAACTGTTTCAATAATATGTTGTCCGATGTTATCGTATGGAGTACCACCTTCGCTTACATGAACTGCCATTGCTCTAGCACCGTTTAGATAGTTAACCGGAAAACGAAACTTTTCACCATTGCTTTCAATAAAGATACTCTCAATATGCCTACTGCGTGAGCCACGAACTTCTTCATCTACTGTCTTTTTGTGGTATACTACTAGTGTAGCATTTTCAAACTGTTGTTTACTTTTACGTTTACTACCGTACATTTTTGATTCTGTAATTTCCACGTCTTCTTCCTTGAAAGGTCCGTCATTTTGTTTAATAAACTCAAAGTCTCGACTGTCGAGACTATCTTTTTGTATGTCACGAGCATCAAACATTAACATGTTTTGTTTTGCAAAAAATCTCAATGACTTAAGAAAATTGTACCATTCAGAAGGTTTATCAATATTTTCAACCATGTCATGGTTGAAGTATACCTTCAATGCTCTATTGTCAATTATACTAATACTAACAGTGCCAACTGGTTTGTTGTTTTCTGTGTATTCAAAAGTAAAAAAACGAGCTTCAGCAGGATCACTTGTAACTTCAGCATCTTCGTTGCCAATGGTCACTGGTGAGAATTGTGTTCTTAGATTCTGAAAAAGATCGTTTGCTGTTTTGTTTAATGGTTTCATGATATTTGTATTTATCCGTTATAAAAGAATAAATGGCATAGGCTCAACTACGTCATCTAAGCTGTCTTGTAATCTTTTTTGTATTTCTGGGTCGTAACTTTGTAATGTTACACTCATGCGCAGAGCAAGCACTGTGCTCATAACAAGATCATCTTTTTCTCCAGGTTTTGCTGCATAACTGCTACCATTGGCAACAAAATGTTTAAGTTCACTTACTAACGGTTTACTGTTTATAAACATACGATTTGTTTCAATAAGATTTTTCATTTTAGCACACGCAGTTAATTTACTTTTGTTAGTAGTGTTAAACCCTTTGCGAAATCTTCTAGCATTGCCAGGTTTATATGGTTCACTTAAAAAGATACCGTGTATATTTTCTTCTCCAATTTCACTGATACTTACTAGTGCGGCTTCGCCCAACGTATTATTTTCTACACTGTAATAAACATTATACTGGTCTTGAATGGCTTCGCTGATATACTTGGTTATTTCAGCAAGTATACGAACTTGCCTTTGTATTGTTGTTTTGTTATGCATCCATTCTGCTACTTGAATCATTTCAGGCAATTCGTATACTTGAAGTGCAGAGTTATCGCCGCCTGTGCCTAAGCTTGGGTCTAGTGCAACAACATATATCTTTCCTTTTTCGGGCGTTTTCCACCAACGAACCTGTCCTTGCTTTTGCAAAGGGTCGCTGCCGGTCATCTCCATTAATGTTAAGCTATTGATTAAAGTTTCGTCAAAAATTACTGGTTCGCATAAGTGTTCACGTTTAAAACGTTCTTCACCCACTCGACTCATTTCCTCTGCTGCCCAAGTTTTACCTCGGTCCGGATGCTTATCCCACGTAGCGATATAGCCAGCAAAGCCGTTAATACCGAGCTTGGTTTCATTGCCAAACTCGTCTACACGCTTATTAGCACCCTTCCACAATAACCAAAACTGATCTTCGTCGCTGTTTGGTGTGCTAGTAATAATAGCCTTACCACCTGTTGCTAGTGTAGGAGAAATACTAGTCCAAAATTCTTTGGCAATACTAGGACGCACAAATGCAAATTCGTCACAGTATAGTAATGTAATACTCATACCACGTCCAGTAGTTTCTGTGGTTGTTTGACTAACAATACGTGAACCATTGTCAAATTCTATACTGCCTTTGTTATAACTAGTAACACCAGCACGTATATGATTAGGACACAATTCGTATGCATAACGTATACGCTGCATAATTTCTTGTGCACCCGAATACTTGTGTGCTGCAATAAGAATAGTACTGTCGGGCACAAACATAGCATACCATAACAAGTACCCAGATGCTGTTGTGGTTTTGCCCATTTGTCGTCCTAGCAAGTTAATACTAAAACGATTTTCGTGATAATATGTTATTAAATCTTTTTGATATTCGAATGCTTTATATAACATTCTGCCTTTTGTAGGGTGCTGTATACTAAAAAAATTTTCAGTAAAATAATACGGTCCAGTTACTGGGTTTGCACATTTTGCAAATTGCTGTAACTGTTTGTTGCTCATGCTTTCTCGTGCATAAGCTTTTTTAACCAGTACACCTTCGAGGCTTTTTGACATAATTTTCTTTCAAGTTAACTTGTAATATACAGAATATACAGATATTTATAAGCAAATATTATATGGATATTATCAAAACGGTGTTTCGCCAGTTAAGTAAGGCCTTGCAAACCAAAGCTTAAACCAGTCTGGATCGCCGGGTTTTATATCGTTTGCTTTTTGGTGATCTGCTTTTTCCTGTGCAGTAGCAGTCATGTTGTTGTCAACATTATAAGGGTTCATTCCAGAAAAGCTGGCAGGAACGACTCCCGCCAGCTTTTTTAATCT